GGTCGTGTGATTGCCAAGTTGATCATGCGTCATGCTCCTGACTGGCGGCGTATCCTGAACGAGTGTCAACGATACTCTGCCTCTGGTGAAATCGATGTCGGCATCCTGACGGAGATTGGTGATGTCGGCATTCACTCGCTCATGGATATCTTGAAGAACAAGGACTTCTCCAAGTTGCGTGGTTGGGTGGTTGACAACGGCAGCAACGAGCAAGCACAAATCTATCGCAAGATTTATGATTCATTGGGTGAGAATCTGAAACCACAATCCGTGCCTGCGGTGATTCTGATTCTTGCAAACTATCAATACAAGGCTGCGTTTGCCGCCGATTCGGAGATCAATATGATGGCGTGCCTGACTGAAATTATGATGGAGGCAGAATTCAAATGAGCGACTTACTTGCACACAACTTGACAAAAAGATTTGAACATGCCCTACAAGGAGATGATCCAAAAGATTATGTTTTTATCGAAACAGGATCATGGATGGGACAGGGTATTGAAGCAGCACAAAAAGTTGGGTTTGATAAAATAATTTCAATCGAACTTTCAGAAAAATACTGGAAGATTTGCGATGATAAGTTTTCAGATGATATGGATGTAACGTGTCTCTTGGGTGACTCATCCAAACTTTTACCATCGGTCATTGAGAGCATCGATAAAAAAATACTTTTTTACCTTGATGCCCACTATGATGGTGGTGATACCGCGACTAGTGGTGAAGGCACTGGGTTTGGAAAAGGTTGTGTTCTTTATAACGAATTACAAGCGATTAAGGCACATGAAAGAAAAAATCACGTTATTTTAGTGGATGACTTTAGAAATGTCATCAACGGAGTGATGGGAATTGACACAAACAAATTATTCCAAGAGTTAAGTGATATTAATAATGACTATAGGGCATACGTTTTACCAAAAAGTTTGAATGAAGATTTGATCTGCCCCGACGTTTTGGTGTGTCGGTGTGGAGTCCCAGAAGAAATGGTTGGTAAGGTGATCGAAGAATGAAACTTGGCGACTACCTAAACGCAATCAACTACTCTAAGGACGATCTCTTCGCGGACGAGGAAGCCGCGAAGGGATATGCCCCTTTCATCATCAATCGTTGTCTGTCCTACTTCCCTGACACGATCCTGCAAGCCAACGAGATGAATACTCATGCCGATCTGGGCAAGCAGGAGCAGTTTGATTATCTGCGTCATTCGATCAGAAAGCGTCGAAGATTCAGCCGGTGGATCAAGAAAGCCGAAGACAAAAGACTCGATTCTGTAAAACTTTATTATAATTTTGGAACAAAAAAGGCACTTGAAGCCATGAAGGTTTTGTCCGACGAGCAAATCGACGATATCCACCAGCATGTCCTGAAAATGCAAGGCTCCTAAATACGAATAGTGGGAGTGTATCCCTATTCGTATGATGGAGTTATCATGGACAATACAGAAAATATCGTGGAGTCTCTGGTCGAGGTCACACTCAAAGACCCCCAAGACTTCCTAAAAGTAAGAGAAACGCTGACCCGTATTGGTGTCTCTTCTCGCATAGGCAACAAACTTTACCAATCCTGCCACATTCTTCACAAGCGTGGCAAGTATTATATCACACACTTCAAAGAACTTTTTGCACTCGATGGTTTGCCATCCAAAATGGTAGAAGAAGACTTTGGTAGACGAAACACTATCATTGGTCTGCTCGCAGAATGGGGATTGATTGACATTGTGGACGAGGATAAATGTTCAGAACCAATCGCTTCACTCAAAAGAATCAAGATCATCTCCCATAAAAACCGCGACGAGTGGGAACTCATCCCTAAATACCACATCGGCAAGAAGCCGTCTAAGGATGAAGAATGAAACCACCCAGCAGAAAATCGTGTTACAACTTTAGAGTTACAGAGATCGTCAAGGTTCTTGACGGAGATACCATTGATGTCATCATCGACTTAGGGTTTGACCTCTACAAGAAAGAGCGTGTTCGTATCGCTGGTGTCGATACACCCGAAAAGAGAACACGGGATCTTGAAGAAAAAGCACTTGGTCAAGACGCGACCGACTGGATGAAAGAGCATCTCGATGGTGCAATCTCTGGTGAGGATGACCTTGTGATTCGTACCGAACTCGATGGCGGCGTGGGGAAATATGGTAGACTTCTCGGCTGGCTCTACATCGGTGACGATTTGGTTTCACTCAACGAGCAAATGATCGAGGAAGGTTACGCTTGGTCATACGATGGCGGCACGAAGAAAAAAGATTTCCAAGAACTTCGTGATATTCGTATTGCAAAAGGAACACTCACCGAGTAAAATTTGAAAAAGGAGTTGTGATGAATATTTGTGATGTAAGAACTCGTTGGATCAACGTAGACAAAGACGTTGAAAAAGCAAAACAAATGCAAGAACTTCTTGATGGCTTGGGCTTCACAGACCATCAAAGGTTTTCCGCTGTCACTGGTATCGAACCTCATGACGGGGTACGAAGAGGCGAAGAACACTACCGTAACTGCGCGGAATCTCATTTCAAAATTTTAGAAGAAACCATTCTCAATGACGGTAAGCCTGTTCTTATTCTTGAAGATGACGTAGACTTTGACTCAAACCTTTTTACAAAAGAGATTCCCTTACCAGAAGATGCAGACGCTTTTTACTATGGTATTTCACACGGTGATGGAAATTACGAGGCAGAAAAAGTTTGTGATGGTATCATACGAGTGCAAAAGGTTTTTGCAACCCACGCAATCTTACACATAAATCCAGAGTATTCTAAAAAAGTGATTGAGGTGGGTAAGAACTGGATTTATGAGAGAAACCATCCCTTTGATGTCGGGTGTGCGTATGAGGTTCAGCCAAACTTTGTTGTGTACGCACAAGAAGCACCATCAGTTTATCAAGCAGATGCAAAAAATAATGTCAACAAATGGGAGTCTCTAACGAGAACACCTCTTCGACAAAGAAAAAAAATTAGCACAAGGACGATGTGATGCCCACTCTTGGATTCAATCGTCTGGGTAGTTTTGGCAGAAGCGGCAATCAAATGTTTCAGATTGCCGCCGTTCTTGGAGTGTCTGAGAAAACGGGACATACGCCCATCGCAAATTTGTCAAACTCAACTTTACCAGATGGTTTTGAATTGATTGGTGTGGAAGATGCTGTAGTAACTGAGGGTGGTGTATATTTTGAAAAAGACTTTTCATACAACGAGGAAATAAATAGCATACCCAGTGATATTAATGTCAACCTTGAGGGATATTATCAATCAGAAAAATATTTTAAACACTGTGAAAACAAAATTCGTGACTTGTTTACATTCAAAGAATCCATCCGCGAGAGGGCTGCATTTTTACTTCCAGAGGGCGTATCAACATCTTTACATGTTAGAAAAACAGATTATGTGCAACTCTCCCACACCCATTTCAATCAGACGGACGAGTATTATGAACAAGCACTTCAAAAACATAACGATTACTATGGTCAAAATGTAACACCTGTTGTTTTTTCGGATGACATTACTTGGTGTAGAGAAAATATGAAGTGGCTTCCTGCTGAAACAATTTACATGAGCAATGACATATTTGTTGATATGTGTTTGATGTCTTGGTGTAGTTCACACATTATTGCAAACAGTAGTTTTAGTTGGTGGGCGGCGTGGCTGGGTAGAGGAAGAACAGTCGCTCCGAAAATGTGGTTTGCCGAGAACGGACCAAAAAATTGGCAAGATATTTATTGTGATCACTGGGAGGTTTTATGAAAATTTTAGTCATGTCGGTTGCAACTGGTAAATATGATCGGTTCATTGATCCATTATACGAGAGTGTGCGAAAAAACTTTTTAACAAATCACGACGTATCATTTTTACTTTTTACGGATAAAGAATGTGATGAACTCAAAAGAAAATATCCACTGAAAACGTGTAGCATTGAGCATAAACCTTTCCCAGAACCAACACTAAAAAGATACAACTACTTTATGCTTGAGCGAGAATACATTGAAACATTTGATTATGTTTTTTATCTTGACGCGGATATGTTGGTTGTAGAGCCTGTGGGTGAGGAAATATTAGCGGAGACTATTGTTGTTACTCAACACGTTCAAATGATAAATGAAAAATCAACATGGACTTTTGAGAGAAGACCGGAGAGTAAAGCCTTCATTCCAGAGGGTCACGGAGAGCATTATGTTGCTGGTGGTTTTAACGGTGGGAAAGCAGAAAAATTTATGGAGATGGCAAAGACCATTTCTGAAAATGTATTGGAGGATGAAAAAAATGGAATCACAGCGATCTGGCACGACGAAAGCCATTTGAACAACTATATTTTTGAGAATCCACAATATATGCTAATACCCTTACATTTCTGCTGTCCCGATACGTTGACACTCAGTCCAAATCCCGCTAAAATTATTGCACTCTCAAAAAATCATGAGGAGGTAAGAAGTGCTTGAACCAATCGAAATTGATATTACAAAAATTCCAGTGTTCTGGATTAATTTAGATGAGGCAACAGAACGCAAAGAAAAAATGGAAGCCCTGTTTGATAAACACAAGTTTGAAAACGTAACTAGGATTCCGGGTGTAAAACATGAAAGGGGATTGATTGGTTGTGGTCTTGCTTTTATCGAGGCTTTTAAACAAGCACCGGACTGTGGATTTATTATTCTTGAAGATGACTGCATTGAAACGGATGACTTTACAACAGAAATTAAGATCCCTAGTAACACAGATGCCTTTTATCTTGGTATCTCGGCATGGGCAAGATGGAACGGTGAAAGCGGACCCTACTTACGCGGTCAGCCTGTAGCACCCAACACTGTTCGTATTCAAAATATGCTATCTGCCCACGCCATCTATTACAGGTCTAGAAGATACGCGGACGCATGTAGACAGGCTGTGGATCTTTATATTCACACACATAAAGATCATCATGATATCGGATTTGCAAACATCATGGGAGACTTTAATGTATACTGCAATGAAAAACCAATTTTATATCAGTCAAGTAGTGAAAATGTGACAAAAATTACGTTGTCTGAAAAAGAGGAAGATTGATGGTAGCAAGACACTTTTTTTGTTATTGTGATTGGATTGGGCAACCACCCGATGACTATAACATTAAAAAAGATATTGATGTATACAACATGTATATGCCGAGGTTGAGTGAGGATGAGGAGGGTAATTTTACAGAGCCTTTTGATGATATGATTTTAGATAAAACAAAAATCAATGTGTATCTCGATTCTAATGAGCCTGATTTTTACGCACCATATCCCCCACCACTCATACTAAAAAAAGTCCCACACTTTGATGTGGTGTTAACAAGAAGACCAGAGTTGCTACATTTTCCAAACGCTAAATTATTTTTGTATGGAACACATTGGTCAAATAATTATCAAACCACATTTGAAAATAAAAAAGATGCGGTTTCTTATGCGATGACTAATAAAAAAGATAGACCAGAGGATTTGTCAAAGTTTGGAATTCAGCCAGCCGATGGTTACGATGTTAGACACCAAATAGGCACAGTATTCAAAGCGTTACAAGTATATTCTGGCTTACCTTTGCACGGGTATAATAGTCAGAGATATCCGACAGACTATGAGGGTCTTGAGTATACGCTATCAGCGTCACCCGATGGTAAACTAGAACTCATGAAATACAAGTTTCATCTCGCAGTTGAAAACTCTACTTTACCAAATTACATGACAGAAAAATTGCATGACTGCTTCATGACAAAAACGGTTCCGATTTACTATGGTTGTCCAAATGTATCTGATTACTACAATATGGACGGCATTTTAAAATTTGATACTGCGGAAGAACTTATTGAAATTCTAAAATCACTTACGCCTCAAAAGTATGATGAAATGAAAGATGCAATTGAAGATAACCACAATAGATTTTTGGAAATTGAAGGTGATGGGTTTGCTAGTAGATTTTGGAAAACTATTGAAGAGGAGTTGAAAGATGTTAATTAATTTATCCACTTTATACCAACACGTTCGTGGGGTGGTTCATGTCGGCGGTCACCACGGTCAAGAGTGCCACACCTATTTGCAACATGGTATTTCAAATGTTTGTGTGTTTGAGCCTGTCTCTGCCCACTATGAAATCATGGAGCAAAACTTATCCATTTGGAAAGATAAAAATATTAAAATGTTTGACGTTGCTTTGGGATCTGAGAAAAAACAGGAAACGATAAACCTTTCAGATTTCATTGGTGAAAATGCACATCTCTACAAAGGACAATCAAGTTCTATTTTGAAACCAAAAAAACATTTGGAACAATATGAACATATCACCTTTGGTGAAACTGAGCAAATTGAAGTTCATGTTTTAGATCAGTTTGCAAAAGAAAATAATATCAATCCCCTAGATTATGACTTGATGAATATTGATGTTCAAGGTTATGAGTTAGAGGTATTAAAAGGCTCAGATTCATTCCTAAAAGAAATGAGATTTGTTTACTGTGAGGTGAACCGAGATGAGGTTTACGAAAACTGTCCAATGGTAGAAGACATAGACAACTTCCTTGAAAAATACGGATTTAGCAGAGCAGCAACAGATTGGGCGGGTGAAACTTGGGGAGATGCACTCTATGTCAAGCAGTGAGATTGGTTTATTTTATGACAACCAAGGCAACGGACCCGGAAAGGTTAGAGACAATTTAATTAAAGGACTAACAAACATTGGCGTTGTCGTAAAACATAACCAACCATCCCATCTCACAGGATGGTTACATGGTGTACCAAATGTGAACACGCCAGCATCGTGGTTGCTCGGTCCCAATTTGTTCACCTTACCAACTGACATCAATTCAGAGTTTTGGACACAAAGTAGAAACATTGTAGTTCCATCCGACTGGGTAAAAAATCTGTATGACGCTATCTTCAAAATACAAAATCAATCAGTGAAAGTAAGTTCATGGGCAGTTGGGATTGATACTGAAAAATTCACGAAACAAACCGGGGATCGTAGAAAGTGTCTAATTTATCATAAGAGAGGTAGTGAAGATGTTTTAAATGAGATTCGTAAGACATTATCTCTGCTAAAAATTGATTGTATTGTTTTGAGGTATGGTGAATATTCAGAAAAAGATTTGATGGCAGCGTGTGGAGAAAGTTTGTTTGCTATTTTGAATACTTCAACTGAAAGTCAGGGAATCGCATATCAAGAAATTCTCTCAATGGGCGTGCCATGTTATGTCATAGACAAGGACACTTGGAATGATAGAGCAGAGGTATCATGCCCCGCTTCATCAGCCCCATATTTTGATGACCGATGTGGAATCAAACATAAAAATTTATCCAGACTTGCTGAGTTTCTTGATAAGTTATCAACCTTCCGACCACGGGACTACATATTAGACAACCTGACTCTTGAAAAGAGTGCGAGTGAATACGTTAAATTATTGGAGAAATGTTATGAGTAAATATGTTATTGTCACCGGTTCATGCGGTTTGATTGGCATGGAGTCATGCTTGTTTTTTCACAAAAAAGGGTTTCGCATTGTTGGCATTGACAATGACATGAGATCATACTTTTTTGGTAAAGGTGCTTCAACTGCCGCAAATAGAAAATTTTTAGAAGAATCCATTGAGGGTTATGAGCATTACAATCTTGACATTAGAGATTTTATTTCGATGCAAGATATCTTTGAGAAATATGGCTCAAAGATTGAATGTGTCATTCACTGTGCTGCTCAACCATCTCATGACTGGGCAGTTAAGGAACCTTTCACAGACTTTAACATTAACGCAACTGCCACTCTAAATCTTTTGGAGTTGACAAAAAATTGTTGCAAAGAAGCACCGTTTATTTTTATGTCCACCAACAAAGTTTACGGTGATAGACCAAATGGCATTTACAAAGATTGTAATTTTGAAATCAAAGAACTTGATACAAGGTACGAGGCGTTTGCTGATGGCGAGTTGTATGAGGTCGCTGAGGATATGTCCATTGATGGCTGTAAACACTCTGTGTTCGGTGCATCAAAGGTAGCCGCTGATGTGATGGTGCAAGAATACGGAAGGTATCACGGAATGAACACGGTGTGCTTCCGGGGAGGATGTCTGACAGGTGGGGGTCATGCAGGTGCAGAGTTGCATGGTTTCATGTCGTATCTCGTTAAATGTATGAAACAAAATAATCACTACACTATTTTTGGTTATAAGGGAAAACAGGTTAGAGACAACATCCACTCATGGGATTTGGTAAATGCCTTTTGGCACTATTATCAAAAACCAACTCCTGCCGCAGTTTACAACATTGGTGGGGGTAGAAATAATGCAGTCTCAATGTTTGAAGTCATTGGTTTGATCAATGAGGAGATGGGTACTAAGTGGGATAATTATACGTTATCAGATGAAAATAGGGTTGGCGACCACATTTGGTATATTAGTGATTTGAGTAGTTTTAAAAATGATTATCCTGAGTGGGACATTACAAAAAGCATGAATGATATTATTAAGGAGATGGTGGCGTGATTACAATTAATTTAATGGGTGGTTTGGGTAATCAAATGTTTCAATACGCACTGGGAAGAAGTGTTGCTGAAACTAATGATGTAAAGTTGTATCTTGATAAAGCCTTTCTTGAAAACAGAACACCGGGGTTTGTTAATGTTTTTAGAGATTACGAACTTGACTTGTTCCCAAACATCATTGAAAATACGACCGACCACTCCACGATCAATTACACGAAAGTTTTTGAGCCGCATTTCCACCACGCATGGGGACTTACAGAGGCAAAATTACAACCAGAGCAACATGTTTACCTCACGGGATACTGGCAGTCATATAAGTATTTTGAGAACATTGAAAGCATCATTCGACATGATTTCTCTTTTCCTGAAATCAAAGAGACTAGAACAGAAAATTTAAGACAAAAAATTATGAGTGAAAACTCTGTGATGATTAATGTGCGAAGATCAGATTATTTGACTGATTCATTGTTTGAGGATCTTACGATGGAGTATTTCAATGAGTGTATTGAAAAAATTGAAGCGTTGGTCGATCAGCCAACATTTTATGTTTTTTCTGATGATATTGAATGGTGCAAAGAAAACTTTACTGATGAAAAATTCTTCGTAGTTGATAAATCATATGCCGGTAAAAAATACATTGATTATCTAAATCTGATGTCATCGTGTAAGCATCAGATTATTCCAAACAGCACCTTTGCATGGTGGGCTGCGTGGCTAAATTCTAATGAAAATAAAATTGTTATGTACCCATCAAAGTGGTTTACCGATCCAAGCAAAGATACCAAAGATTTATGCCCTACAGATTGGATCAAAGTATGAAAGTAAGTGCCATTATCTCATGTTACAAATCGGACAGATATATCAAAACATTTTTAGAGTCCATAAAATATCAGGACTATGAAAATTTTGAGTTAGTCATCCACACAAACGAAACAACAGATTACGAAAGAGATTGTATTAATCAGGCAAAGGATCACATCAATATTGTGCATATTGAGGACGAAAAGGTAATCTCTTTGTATGCGGCATGGAATAAGTGTGTGGATCACTCAAGTGGAGATTTGATTTGTATTAATAACGCAGATGATTTACGAGCAAGTGATTCGATATCAAATATGGTTGAGTGTTTTGATGATGATATTGATTTTTGTTATGGTAATTATGTCATCTCCACAAACTTTGGAAATTTGTATGGTAGATTAGTGGATGAGTCTGGACGGGAAAATGAACTTACCACCGGTATGATTTTAGGTCCGTTTTTTATGTTCAAAAAATCCGTGATTGAAAAATGTGGTACGTTTGATGAACAGTTTAAGTCTGGTGGCGACATGGATTTTGCCATGAGACTTGGAAGAAAATGTAAAGGGGTACACACAAATAAAGTGTTGGGTGTTTACTTAGACGAAGGCACTGGTTTAAGCACAGGCTCCGAGTTACAGCCGCTTGAAAGAACCGTGATTGAACGTCGATATGGTCTTAATATTTTAGAGCCAAGATTCGTAGAGAAATCATCATCCTACGATATTGAAAATATTTTTTACAAGGGAACACCTACCCCACTACAGGAGTTTATTTGATGGATCTTTCAATTTGTATTGTAACATTTAGAGAGCGTGCAGAGGATATCAAAAGGTTAGTATCGCAGATTAGAAAAGACAAAAATTCAGATGGAGTTGATATCGTGCTTGCTATTAATGGTAACAATTGTGAGTTGATGCCAGATGACTACCGAAAGGACATGTTACGACTTTGTGATAATACGCCAAACTGTTATCCCATCTTTTGTCCCGAATTTAAAAGTTTACCAAAGTTGTGGAATACACTGGCAATCTTTAGTAGGACACAGTATAATTTTTTCTTGTGTGATGATGTTGAGTATACTAACGATGACATCATTAATATCATCAAAACTTACATTGACCAAACATCTGATGAGTTTTTTACAATCAATAATGGATTCTCTCATTTCGTGCTGACAAAAAATATGCTTCACAAACTAAAATACTTTGATGAAAGACTCATCGCACACGGAGAGGAAGATGGAGATATTGTGCATCAATTTATAAAAGTAAATAAAAGGGAAATGAACAATATTAATATCTTTGGCTTGCACAACAAAGCATCGTATGATGCAGAATCTAACCCCCAAAAAATGGACTTCTGGCAAAACAATAAACCTAGATTCAATAATGAATTTACGAAACTAAAGTATAAAGAAGACCCACAAGGTATTAGAGGGATGAACCCGACACCCATTTCAGTGAGGACTGGTATGGAGGTCACACAACAATACCCATATGAGAACTTTGTTATGAAGAATAAACATAACATCGCTAACTTCCAAAAGGTGATAATCGATGAATAATCAAGACAAAAACCATGTAATTAACAAATTATCCGATACACAGATTCAGTCTGATCCATTTTTTCACATGGAGATTGACAACATCCTACCCGATGATTTAGCAAAAAAACTATCTGATGAAATTTTGCCGTACGATGATCCGAGATGGTTTTGTTACAAAAATAAAATTGAAGACAAAAAGTTGTTGAGTGATTGGAGACAGTTTCCAAAGGAAACATACCAGTTATTCTCATTCTTGAACTCTCCACTTATGTTAGAGTGTTTATCAAATACTTTAGGTGTTAGGTTACAGCCAGATCATGGCTTACATGGTGGAGGTTGGCACATTCACGCAAGCGGTGGAAAACTTAATCCACATCTCGATTACTCAATTCATCCGAATCTCGGCTTGCAAAGAAAGTTAAACTTAATCATCTACCTGTGTGATGACTGGAAGGATTCATATGGTGGACATTTTGGGTTGTGGAATTCAAACGAGGACGGAACTGCCGCAGAATTATCAAAGGAAATTTCAATGGGTTTCAATAAGGCAGTTTTGTTTGACACAACACAAAACTCTTGGCATGGTATGAGTAGGGAAGTTAAGTGTCCTGATGGTAATTATCGTAAAAGCATTGCAATTTATTACTTGATTGATCCTGTTGGCGAAGTGGACCAAAGATCAAGAGCCTTATTCACACCCACTGAAAAACAAAAGGGTGACGCTGAAATTGAAGATTTGATTGAAAAACGATCAAAGGGAACAAGTGCAAAAGGGGTGTACGTTGAGTCAAAGTAAACTCTCTGTTTTTGGCTCAACGGGTTTTATCGGTGGGAGATTTACCGAGTTGTACCCAGAAATAGTTGTTCCGATTGATCGTGATGATCATACACCAAAAACAAAAGACATTCTTTACTTCATAAGCACAGTTGACAACTACAACATGCACGACAGTTTGCACATTGATATTGACACAAACCTCAAAGTGCTTATGAATGTATTGGAAAATATTGATAAGAACAGCGACACAACATTTAACTTTGTTAGTTCTTGGTTCGTGTATGGAAAAAATTATGAACTTCCATTTAGAGAGGACTTTTCAAGATGTGAACCAACTGGGTTTTACTCGATCACTAAACATTGTGCCGAGCAACTCTTGATTTCTTTTTGTGAAACTCATGATATCAAGTATAGAATTTTCAGACTCGCTAATGTGCTGGGATCTGGTGATAAAAAAATCTCTAAAAAGAAAAACGCACTACAATTCTTGATCAAAGAAATTGTAAATGGTAATGATGTTCCTTTGTATTACGGTGGTGACGTTATGAGGGATTACATTTTTGTTGATGACATCTGTAAAGGCATCAAAACTTGCATTGACAAAGCACCCACTGATGAGGTCATAAATATTGGTAGTGGAAGACCTCATAGATTTATTGACATGATTAAAAAGGCGATTGATTATTCGGGGTCAGAATCAAAAATTATTAATATCAATCCCACCAAGTTTCACGATATCGTACAAGTTAGACATTCTTATCTTGACACAACGAAACTAAAATCGTATGGTTATGAGCAAGACTATGATATCGATTCCACCATTGAGCATCTAGTTGACTTTTACAAAAGTGAGAAAGAATAAAATGAAAAAAGTGGTTTACGTTACAGGATGTCTTGGATTCATTGGTTCATACGTTACTCGTTTGTGTCTTGATCGAGGATGGTACGTCAAGGGTGTGGATAAAATCACATACGCGGCAAATAAAAACCTTCTTGATGAATTTGAATCATACGATAACTTTTCGTTTGTTCACTGTGATATTAACGATTTGAAATTTTTGTATGACTGTGATTACATTATCAACACCGCAGCGGAGACTCATGTAGGTAATTCAATTGCAAACAGTGATGACTTTGTAGAGTCAAATATCAATGGTGTTCACAATATCTTGGAGTTAATCAAAGAATATAGACAGGAACACAGTAAAATCCCAACGCTTCTACACTTTAGCACCGATGAGGTGTATGGTGATATTGAAACTGGCGCACACACAGAAACCGATTTACTTAAACCATCAAACCCATACTCGGCAACAAAGGCTGCTGCCGATATGTTGGTGTTAGCATGGGCGAGAACTTACAAAATCCCTTACGTTATTGTTCGCCCCACGAATAACTATGGGATTGGTCAATATGTCGAAAAGTTGATTCCGAAAACGTGCAAGTTTATGAAGTTAGGAAGAAAAATTCCACTTCATAATAACGGCACTCCTGTTCGTAATTGGCTACACGCAGAGGACACAGCACAGGCTATTTTAACAATTATTGATTCGGATGTTAAAAATGAAATCTACAATATTGCGGGTGGTTTTGAACAAACAAATATGGAAACCGTGCGTAAACTGATTAATGTATTGACTGATGGTGAGGACTATGATATCCTTGACTATGTGGATACTTCATTTTCTAGGGTCGGTCAGGATGTGAGATACGCCTTGGACGATTCAAAACTTCGATCTTTGGGTTGGAGTCCGAAAAAACAATTTGATGACGAGATCGTAAACATCGCAGAGTATTATAAAAATAAATTCATTTGGTGAGGGATACATGGGAAACATCTTTAAAAACTTGTTTGTTTTAGAATTGGCTAACAATCACTGGGGATCTCTAGAAAGAGGTAAAAAGATTGTTCGTCAGTTTGCGAAAGTTGTTAAGGAAAATAATGTCAAGGCTGCGATCAAGTTGCAGTTTAGAGACGTAGATAATTTTATTCACCCATCCTTTTTGAAAGAGGGTAGTGGAGAGGAATTAGGATCTTTACCGAAAAGAAGTCGGTACATTCAAAAAACATCTAAAACAAAACTCACACTGCCAGAGTTCAGGGAGTTAATCGAGTATATTAAAAAACATGACTGCATCCCAATGTCCACACCGTTTGATGAAAAGTCGGTTGACTGGTGTGTTGAATTAGGATTGTCTATTATCAAGGTCGCAAGTTCTGATATCAATGATTGGATCTTACTTAATAAGATTGCAAGCACACGGAAACCAGTGATTGTTTCAACTGGTGGTGCTAATGATAAGCAGATCGATGACATGATTAAATTTTTTACAAACAGAAACATCCCTTTAGCAATTAATCACTGTGTTTCAAAATATCCTAGTGAGGATAGTGAGTTGGAACTAAACCAGATCGATTATCTGAAACAAAAATATCCAGACTTGGTGGTAGGATTGTCAACACATGAGTATCATGACTGGCACTCTTCGATGTATATTTCTTACGCCAAAGGTGCAAGGACATGGGAAAGACACATTGATATCCCGTACCCTAGTGGTCACGAACAAAAAGAGGTATCAAAGTATTGTTCACTGCCTCATCAGGTTGATGAGTGGTTCAAGGCTTTCAACAGAGCCAAGGTGATGTGTGGGACTTCAAAGGATGAAAGAAGAGTTATCGACAATAAAGAATCAAATTATCTTGAGTCGTTGTACCGAGGTCTGTATCTAAAGACTGATCTTAAAAAGGGAACAAAACTTAAACTTGAGCATTTTTATAGTGCAATCCCGTATCAAAAAGAAATCGGACATATCACATCACGACAATATTTTGACGAGGACTTTACACTTAGTAAGGATATGAAAAAGGATTCACCCCTTACAAAAAGTGATATCGTGTAATGAAAGTTTCAGACTTTGTTATTGAATATTTTAAAAGAAATGAGGTGGATACCTGCTTTACCATATCGGGCGGTGGGTGCATTCACCTGATTGATTCGCTGCGTAAATCAAAACTACAAACAATATGCCCTCACCATGAGCAGTCTGTTTTGATGGCTAGTGAAGGCTACTATCGTCAATCTGGTAAAATGTCTTTGAACATCGTGACAACAGGACCGGGTGGGACTAACACACTGACAGGGTTGTTGGGTATGTGGCTTGATAGTATCCCAAGTGTTATTATCTCAGGTCAAGTTCCGCTGAATCAAATATCAAGAGGCACTGGATGTAGACAGATTGGCGATCAAGAGTTTGATATTATTAGTTGTGTTAAAAACATGACAAAGTATTCTGTGATGATCGAGAACCCACAAGACATCATACACGAAGTAAAAAAGGCACATGCCCTTGCCAAGACAGGAAGACCCGGACCAACTTGGATCGACATTCCGCTTGACATACAGGGTGCTGACATCAAAGTAAGCGAAGGTAGTTTCATCCCATACAATAAACTATCTAAAAAAGCCAAAAATTACATTGCGTTGGAAAAATTACTCGAAGAATCTAAAAAACCACTGATCATTGTAGGCAACGGGGTTAGGCTATCGAACACCTATGACAAGTTAGATCATTTTTTGAAAAAAACAAACATACCCGTGGTAACCGGTCCACACTCTGGTGTTGATGTTGTTGACAACACCCTGAAAAACTACTGTGGTCGGATTGGCATTTTAGGACAATTGACATCAAATCAGATTGTTCAAGAGTGTGATTTAATTTTATGCTTAGGTTCACGTTTACCTGTCAAAATGACTGGCTATAATATACCAGAGTTTTCACCAAAATCTAAAAAGGTCATAGTCGATGTTGATGTTAGTGAAATTAGAAAACACAAGTTTGATGTTGAACTATCATATCAAAGCGACCTTAATGATTTTTTTGATAATATCAAAGTACCACAAATGGAAATAAGTGACTGGATCAATGAGACACAAAAAATCAGAGAGTCTCAGGAGTACGTCCACAGAAAACATGAAAACTTGAAAAGTCACACTAGTTTCTATAACCTAATTAATCAGGCTCCCGACGTATTTGGAGACACTCCAATTGTCACAAGCAACGGCACTGCCCATGTTGTTACGTTGCAAATGTATAGGCTAAACAAAAACCAAAGGCTTTTTACAAATGTTGGTTGTGCCAGCATGGGCTTTGGCTTGCCTGCGGCGATTGGAGCATGTGTGGGTAATGATAGAAAAGATGTCATCTGCATTGAAGGGGACGGTAGTTTGATGATGAATCTTCAAGAACTTGAAACTGTCGTGAGTCAAAAACTTCCGATCAAACTAATGATTATTAATAATGATGGCTACCTCTCTATAAAAATGACTCAAGAATCTTTTTTTTCGGGTCAGGAGTTTGCCAGCGGTCCAGAAACGGGAGTAACAATACCTTCGTATGAAAAAGTAGCAAAGGCTTTTGGCATCCCATATCTTAAAATGACAAAAAATGATAACATCAAAAATGAATTGAAAGAAATGATGTCTATTGACGGACCATGTATCATGGAAATTTTTACCCACCCAAATGAAAAACATGAACCCAAAGTCATGCACAAAGGTGTCGGTGAGGATGGAAAAATTATACCCGGATCATTGACAGACATGCAAATTGCTGATACTATTTGACAATGCGTATTTTAGTCACAGGAGGTAGCGGCGGCATCGGTAAATCCATTATCGATGAATTGGACTGTGATGTTGTTTCACCATCGTCAAAAGAGTTGAACTTGACAGATAGTTTTGCTATTGATGGTGTTTTTGATGGTCTAATTCATTGCGCAGGTGTAAACTTTGTGAAGCCATACAATCAGATTGACCCCGAAGAACTAAGTAAACTTTTTCAAGTTAATACTTTTAGTTTTTTGAACCTTTGCTCACACGTTGAATTTAACAGAGGTGCGAATATCATAGCGGTGGGATCTTTGTACGCCACTCACACCAAAGAGGGTAGAATACAATACTCAATGTCTAAACACGCCCTTCTCGGTGCAGTAAAAACATTAGCACTAGAGATGTCCAACGAAGACATAAAGGTTAACATGGTTTCTCCGGGCTTCGTAGAAACTAAAATGACCTTTGAAAACAACTCTAAGGACAGGATAAATAGTTTGGACGAATATATTCCCTTGGGCATGACCAAACCAAAGGACATTGCAAAAATGTGTTCGTTCATAGTCAATAATAATCAGTCAATGACTGGACAAAATATTATTATCGACGGTGGATACTCTTTGAGGAATTTTTGACATGAGTTTTATTATTAACAAATCTGAGTTTACCCCTTGTTTTGAAAACAAAAACAAGTTGACGGTAACCTCTCACCCGGAAAACTATGACGTAGTATTTGAGTCGGCAAGTCTGAACTTTACCGATAAGGATGTTGTTTTGGTTGATTCAAATGTCAAACGTCTTTACAACATCAGTCACAAAAGAATGATTGAGATTGATGCAACCGAAGAAAATAAATCAATGGAAACCGCTTTACTCGTCTGTGAAAAGTTACTAAAGTTTCACTTCGATAAAGGAAACACTTTGATTGTGATTGGTGGAGGAATCTTACAGGACATTGGTGCTTTTGTCTCAAAGATGTTTAAAAGAGGTATAAAATGGACATACTATCCAACAACTTTACTTTCACAGTGCGACAGTTGCATCGGTGGTAAGACAGCACTAAACTTCAAAGATTTCAAAAATCAGTTGGCACTTTTTTCTGCTCCCCAAAAAGTGGTGATCGACACGAAATTTTTGGAGACACTTTCAGAAAGAGACATCCTATCGGGACACGGTGAAATTGTAAAACTTTTTCTGACCGGTGGAGAAGAATATGTCGATATGTTTGATAGTCTGAGCCTAGATGAAAAGATATATCACTCACTGGCAATCAAAAAAGAAGTCGTTGAAAAAGATGAGTTTGAATTGTTGGAGAGAAAATCTTTAAATTATGGTCATTCGTTTGGTCACTCAATTGAGTCTGCAACAAATTATTCTATCTGTCATGGTGAAGCCGTGCTTCTTGGTATTGAAATTATAAATCAACTTTTTGACAATAACCCAAAAATTACGGAGATGGTAGAGAAGTTCACCTCTCTATCAAGATTACAGTGTTGTGATATGGAGCAAGTTTTTGAAATCACAAAGACTGACAAAAAGGTAAAGGACGGAGTTATTACGTTAGTTGTTGTAAGGGAGCCGGGACTAACTGAGTTCGTGCCGACAAAATTAGACAAATCATTCAAGGAGCGTGTTTGTGCGATATCTTTTGATTGATTTTGGTGCGTCATTTTTAAAACTGGCAACATACGACACAACCATTTCGGAGAAGCGGTGGTCACCCATTTATGATCAAAAGATGATAAAATCTCCATTCGTTGAAAAAAGTGTTTCATCACGAAAAGAACTGATGTCAATGCTTCGCAGTATCGTAAGCACAAAATTTGATCGAGTTGTTTGTTGCTCTATTTTAGGTGGCGGTTGGCATGGTGATAACTATTACTCTTGGAAATCAAGTGAACCAAATAACACTCACAAGTCTTGTTTGATCAGCGGTCTTTTCAACGAGTCACCTTACTACCACACCCATGAACATCATGGAGGACATGTGACAGGATTGAATCTATTAGGTTACATCAATACTGTGCCTATCTATAGTTCTCTTGGTGATACGGACTGTGTTATTAACAGCATCGAAATTGATGATAATGAATACGTTGTGAATATAGGGACAGGATCACAGGTAATCACTAAGCAAAAAAATCAAATTATCGTAAACAAGTATATCCCTGCCGGAAGAACATTCTTATGCTACGATAAATTTTTATCAGAGTTAGGAGTTGACTTATTCGATCAATTGCATGAGTTAACAGTCAATGAAATCTTAGAGTCAAATATTAAATTTGACCTAAACATTTTTCCTCAATCTGTTGCATTTGGCGGAGGAGGTAGTATTACAAATTTGCATGAGTGTTCTTTAACGAAAAGTAATTTTTTTGGATCTCTTGTACGGAGTTTCGTAGAGCAGTATGGTGTTTACTTTTCAGATGAACAAAAAACAAAAATTAAGTTGACCGGCGGTATCCCAAAAAAGTTACCAGCACTCAAACAAGTTTTTTCAGAAATGTATGGTAAAGATGTCATCATTGATACGTCAGCGACACCGTTCAAAGGTATGGTTAATTACATTAAGGAGTGGCTATGATTGTTCAAATCACCATGACAAGAAATGAGTTGTTTTTAATAAAGGAGATGTTGCCTCAGTGGCAAAAGTATGCGGATGGATTTGTTTTCATGTGCGATAGATGCACAGACGGAACATATGAGTACCTAACTGAAAATAAAGACAAGTATAATATCCTTGAAATTTTGACCACTGATTTTAAAGATGGCGACCTTGATGTTGAAACAGACGTTCGACAAAAATTGTACGATGCAGCACATAAACATAGTGAAAAGATTATTTGTCTTGATACAGATGAGTATGTTGACGGAGAGATGACTAAGAGTGATCTTGAAACTGTTTTAGAGCAAAATAAAAATTGTGTTTTCAAGACCCTATGGATTCAATACACAAGTAAAGATACGATTAGAGTTGATGGACCGTGGAGGGTAAATTTTCACGAAAGAATAGGTTGCTACGAAAAAAGAGGTGTGTTCAAAGAGGCATTTAGTCATTCAGAGCATGTGCCATCTAGCGATCATAGTTTTACTTTTGGATTCCCAGATTTGTTTATCGCTCACTTACAGTGGTTAGATAAAAAAACTGTGGGAGTCAAACAATATTACTGGAAAATTTCTGATTACGTCGCTAATCGTGAACATGGTGCGAGTGTTATTTCACCGGAGTGTTATGATCACTCCGTAAATAATTTTGATTGGGAGTACGCGAATATCCATATTCCCTTGAAGGTAGATGAAAAGGTTTATGAAAAAGATGACTTGCAAAATGGCTACAAATATAAATTTATCAAAGAGTCCGTTGAAAAATATGGAATCCCAAACATGAATGATTGGGGTATGGGTATCCATTCTGGAGAGTTGTTTAAATGAAAGTTCTAATCACAGGAGGCAACGGATACATAGCAAAAAGTTTGTGTGATAAACTATCTCCAACCTATGATATTACGTCCGTCACCAGAGATGATTTTGACTTAACAAATCCACTAGAGGTAAGTAATTGGTTCAAAGGAAAAAAGTTTGATGTTGTAATTCACACGGCGATCACTGGCGGTAATCGTTTACAGCAAGAGAGTCAAATGACACTACAACAAAACTTAATGATGTATTATAACCTATCTCAGAATAAAAAACATTTCAACAAATTTATTTCGTTTGGTTCTGGTGCGGAGATTCATAGGACTGATACCCCGTATGGTCTTAGTAAAAAGATTATCGCAGAGTCAATGTATGAAAAATATAACTTTTACAATATTAGAGTATATGCAGTTTTTGATGAAAATGAATTGGACAGAAGATTTATCAAGTCAAACATTGTGAGATACTTGAACAAAGAATCGATGATCATTCACAAAAATAAACTGATGGACTTTTTTTACATGGAGGACTTATGCTCATTGGTGCAGTTTTATATTGAGTGTAAAAATCCTCCAAAACAAATTGATGCCACTTACGGTGACAAATTTACCCTAAAAAACATAGCAGATATGATCAACAAATTAGATGAACACACAGTTGACATTGATATGAAAAGTGATTTTGACTCGGAGTTTTACTGTGGGTTATCAAATTTACCAATCGATTGTATCGGTTTGTGTGAAGGAATTAGAAAAACTTATTTGTGTTTGAAAAATAGAATGCTACAATCTTCGTGAAAGGTGCTACTATGGTTAACTTAACATCCCAAAAACAAGAACAAGACATCCGAGAATTAGTATCTAATTATCGTCAGAAAAAAGAATGGAAAGAAGGGGACTGGGTGCAATACGCAGGTCCATATTTTACAGATGAGGAGTTTGTAAAAACAATTGAGTGTCTACTAGGTGGTTGGTTAGTGCTTGGCGAAAGAGGCATTCGTTTTGAGCGAAAGTTTAAGACATGGTTTGATAAGAGTTATGGAGCGTTAACAAATAGTGGCTCAAGTGCGAACTTGCTTATGATTTCTGCACTCAAGTCGAAACGTCTGTATGACTTCAAAGAAGGAACAAAAATTATCACCCCAGTGGCAGGGTTCCCGACTACATTAAATCCGATTTTACAGAATGGATATGAGCCTGTATTTGTTGACATTGAGATTGATACACTTAACTTGAATGTGGATCAACTTGAGGATGCTGCAAAAAGCGGGGCAAAGGCAATTACGTTTGCACATGTTTTGGGCAACCCTCCAAACATGGATCGAGTCATGGAAATTGTTAAGGATTATGATTTGATTTTGCTAGAGGACACATGTGATGCTTTGGGATCAAAGTATGATGGTAAGTTGCTTGGCTCTTTTGGTAATTTTGCGTCTTGTTCTTTCTATCCTGCACATCATATCACGATGGGAGAGGGTGGATTTGTTGCCTGCTCAACAAAAGAGGAGGAAGTTGTTGTAAAGTCTTTACGAGAGTGGGGACGAGGTTGTTACTGTGCTGGAGAAAAAGCATCTTGCCTCAAGAACGGAATGTGTGGGAAAAGATTTTCGCCTTGGGTTGAATCGATGCCAGACACAATTTTTGACCACAAATATGTTTATGAAGAAATTGGTTACAACTTAAAACCTATGGATTTGCAGGCAGCGATGGGATTAGTTCAGTTGGATAAACTTGAAGAAATCATTGAGTTGAGAAAAAGAAACTACAAGGCATATCTGAAAACATTTCAAAAATACGAAGAATATTTCCACTTACCCAAAGCACAAGACAAAGCAGATCCATCTTGGTTCGCCTTCCCACTTACAGTAAAAGATAATTCACCTTTTGATCGAAAAGATTTCACCCTGTGGATGGAGGAAAATAAAATTCAAACTCGAAACTACTTCGCAGGAAATGTTTTGTTGCAGCCAGCGTACTCTCATTTATATCCTAACTTAGATGCAAAAACAAAGTATCCAGTCGCCACTAAAGTAATGAAAGATACTTTTTTCTTGGGAACCAGTCCAGTCATCACCGAAGAGCAGACTAAATATGTTTGTTCAATGGTGGACAAATTTTTTGAAACAAGGAACTAAATGATGAGTAGACCAACCGTTACCCTTTGTATGATTGTTAAAGATGAAGAACACATCATCCATGAGTGTCTTGATACGATGAAACCTTACGTTGATCGTTTCGACATTACAGACACAGGATCAACCGATAGAACTAAAGAAATTATCAAGGAGTGGGGTGAAAAAAATAACATCCCCGGAACTGTGTACGACCACCCGTGGGAGGGCTTCGGCAAGTCGAGGACCGCATCCCTTCGTAATGCAGACAAGGGAGGTGCGGATTACTCTTGGGTCATTGATGCTGATGACCGTGTGGCTGGGGATTTTGTTTACCCTGAAAATTTTGGTGAAGCAGACACCTATTCACTAAACATTGCGAGAGGTGATTTTACTTGGTGGCGTAATCAGATTTTTAGAAATAACGTCGGATGGCAGTATGTCGGAGTGGTTCATGAATACGCAGATGCTCCAGAACTTAGAGAAAAACAGGGAAACTTCAAAGCAGATCGAATCGCTGGTAATTATGCCATTGATGCCAGAACTATGGGAAATAGAACTCAAGCATTTGGTGAAGATCAGCAGGCAAAATACAGACATGATGCTGAGGTCTTACTCGACTGCCTAACAAATCCAGAAAATATAAATTATGAACCTGATAATTTAAGATACAAATTTTATCTTGCTCAATCATACTTTGACGCGGGTGATTATGAAAAAGCATATGACGCTTACCAAAAACGGGCTGAGGCTGGTGGATGGGAAGAGGAAGTTTGGTATTGCATCTATCGCTGCGGTATTTGTTGCTGTATTGAGCCTATGATGTCAAAAAAACCAGATGCGTGGGCAGTCGCACAAGATCATTTCTTACAAGCGTGGAACTACAGACCGTCTAGGATTGAGCCTTTGTACCAGTTGTCTAGAATCCATCGCCAAAACGGTAATCCTCGTTTGGGTTACATGTTCGCTAAGTCCGCTCTTGGTATCCAATTCCCAGAGGGAGATATTCTTTTCTTACAAAAAGAAATGTATGACTGGATGATTTATGATGAAGTTGCCGCCACGGCAGCGGAGGCAGGAGACATGATGCTTGGTTTACAATGTAGTATGAAACTTTTACAAGATAATATTTTTCCTGAACAACACAGAGAAAGAATTGTAAATAACTTCAAACATTATGAGCAGTGGGGACAGCAAAAAGCAAAGGAAGAGGAAGCACAAAAACAGGCTCACGATAAAGCCGTCGAGGAAATTGCACAAAAAGAACTTGAAGAAAAACAAAAAAGAATCGAAATGCAAAGAAAAAGAGTGCAAGAAGCCAAGATAAATAAAAGGAGAGGCAAAAAAGTTAAGGTTAGATAATGGCGTTACGCTTCCCAGATAATCCCACAATTGGAACAAAACTTACTGTTGGCAACAACACTTGGGAGTATACCGGAAATGTCTGGGAACGCTTGGGTGGTGGTACAGGAGCCACCGGATCAACCGGCGACCGAGGTTCGACCGGAGCCACTGGTGCAACCGGAGCGACCGGACCTGTCGGTGACTTTGTTGAGTTTTTGAACGGAGCAACAGGGTCGATTACGACCGAGGGTTTGACCTTTGCCTTTGCTGGCATCTCTGTCGGTGCTTCTGGAATAACTGTTGACGGTGATATTCGTCTTGTGTCAGGAGCCATTGGCTTTACCACAGACGTTGATATTTTTGTTGGTGGAGATAATGTCAACCTTGCTCGTTTTTCAAGAACCAACAGCAAGGTGACGTTCGGCGACATAAATGGTGAATCCACATCCGTTCCAACCTTTTTTGAGTTAGATACAAAAGGTAGATTAGTGAGTGTGACTGGTGGTGTGTTTTTTCCTGCAAACGGAATCTCACTTGGAGTGGGACTGACCTTCCCAGACGGATCGTTCCAATCATCTGCCCATGCACCACACGAATTTGTGGCATCTTTCAATGGACTAACTGGTGCAATCAGCACGACTGCTCTCACATTAGAAGTTGCTGGTATTTCTGCGTCTGGTGGAATCACTACACAGGGTGGTCTTGCCAACATTAGTTCGACGAATACATTTAGGGTAGGAAAGCCCGGATCAGGCATTGGTTCTGGACCGTTTGCACCACAAACTTATTCATTCCCAACCACAATAGTGGCGGCTGGCGGCGGGCTTGGCGGGGATGTTGATCCCACCCTTCTTGCCAATCAAAGCGTTGGAATTGCATTTGCAGGTGATACTCCTTTGGAGTTTATAAAACTTAGTAAATTTACCGTAAAATCTTTTAACAGTGTCACTGGTGATGTTGAGGGTGTAAACTCTTTCAACGGTCTTACTGGTGCAGTTGTCACAGACACCCTGACTCTGCCGTGTGCAGGAATCTCCGGTCCCTCTGCTATTACTTTCGATAATGGTGAAGTGATTCGCAATAGTCCTGACGGATCAATTCAAATCATTCCAAGTGATGAGGGTGGAAATCACTTTGGTATTGAAATTGATGCAACCGAATGGGGATTCGGTCCTGTCGTCAATGTGATTGATGAATCAGGCACACAAGTAACCAAAGCAATTAGACTTGACACTGATGTTGTTATGTCAAATACAAATGTTCCAGACGGAACACCGGCAACTATATTTTTCAATAATGCCTCGGACAGAGGAATGGCACAAAATTCCAATGGTGACGGAACAATTGGAATGGGTGTGAATGGGAACAACGGTCACTTTGCTGTTATAAATAAATTTCATCTGGACAGTTCAAATCGTTCAATGTCCGCCTCTGACAAAACTGCACTTGGAATGACCAATCCTCAATTCCTTGTTTACTCCGCTGATGCGAATGATGCGAATGATTATGTTCGTATTGAACACGATAAGACAGACGCTAACATTTTCTCTGGTAATGGTGATATTAACTTGATCGCTGCTGGTGGCGATGTTGGACTATCGGGTGGAAACCTTGTAAATGTGGGAACAATTAGTGCGAATACAATTACTGATCGTGGTGATGGAGTTGGAATTAACATCTCTGGTTCAAATGATCCAATTGCAATTACAGCATCATCAGGACTGATATCGTTAAAAGGTGGAGGTGGAATCAAATTTACGACAGATCACGACGATCCTTTTATTTTCCAATCTGAATTTTCTGTGTCACCAACAAATAATATTATGTTTGATACAGGCAATGGTCAATTTCTTGATGTTAGAAGTGATATGCACATGCAGATCGGTGATTTGGATTCCGTCACATCTAATACAAAAGTAAACATTGATCCTGCCTCCGGGGGAAGTATAGAAATGACCACGGGTGGCACGATCAGAGAAACCTTTGATTCTACTTATCGTCGCAACACAGATGTCGCAACATTTACCGTCAACGCATCTTCGGCAATCGCCACTGGAACAAAAACAAATTCACTCTATCGTATTCCCTACGACGCAACGCTTACAAACTTTGATGTCAAAGTGAGTGGCTCTGGTGGATTCACCGCTGCCGTGTATGTCGCAGGCTCAAACTTCGGTGATCCACTTACAGGTAGGGTGACTGGATGTTCGCTTGGCGTGCAAGGAGTCACGGGATCTTCAACAGTTTTTAACACTCCTAGTGTAACAGCCGGAAACTTTTTGTTTTTAGATATTTTCAGTAACGCCTCTGGATCAACTGGCGCACAGGCTTTCTTGACTTTTGAAAGTAGGTAATATATGGCATTTGGTGGAACATATGATGAACTTTTTCTATCACCTTCGGGAGCAGGGGATGAAGATGGTTCCTCTGTCGCAAACGCATTCCCCGCTATCGAAGATGGTGGGGGCGGTGATGATTGGGCGGCTGATTTTTTGGCTCTAGACAGGGCAAGAGTGCGTTTCAACTTTTTGCCGGGAACATATAATGTGCAAACCACCGCGATCTACACAGGCACGACACCGGATGATGACAACCCGAATATGTGGCGTGGCTGCTCGGCTGACGGAACACCTCTGACTGATCATGGATTGCCAAAGTTTGATGAAACAGGAATGTCTCTTGATGTGTCAAACTATCCAAAGTTCAACATGACCAACAGTGCTTCCATAACAAGATCAGACCAACACACATTCATTCACTGCCTTCATATTCATAATACCGCAACTCAGTGTAACTTCGGAGGAAGTGTATTTGGCAACGGAAGAAATAGTGACAACAACGGATTCCAAGGTGCTGCACGGAGAGTATTTTATGGCGTAAAGATGGAGTGTGACAATCCAAATAATAATAACTTGGAAATGTTTTACTCCCCGCTCGGAAACATGACCATGTGTGAGGGCAGGTTCCATGAGACTGTTTATGCGGGGAGGTACAAATCAGTATTCAGGGGGAGTGGATCTTTCTACACCAGTTTTGACACCTGTGTTGCTATAGGTAACGGACAAACCGCAGGTGCAGCACCGGACAGTATTGGTGGTGGTGCTAATAGTAGAAGTGCGTTTGTAACTGGTGAACCTCACGCAAATAACGTGGTCAATTGTATTGGATACAATCATGGTGGTCACTTCTTGAACATGGGAACATCATCAAGCACAACAAGGCAGAATCTTTTGTTTTGTAATAACACGGGAATCTCTTTGGGTGGACACTTCATAGATTCTACTGGTGAAGTTAGTGATGAAAATGTCGCAGAAAGTTTCAATGCAAACCTTTGTTACAAAGTTGCTGGCAAAGTATTCCGTGATGCAAATGCTAATCCAAACACAGACTACGGCAACTTCTTTGAAATTGCATATGGTGATGTCGGTGGAACATTTGAGAATCTTTCGATGTTGCCAACAAGAGAGGTCAGCGGTGTTACGGCAGGTGACTTCTTTGATTTTGCTAATCAAGATTTTAGAATTCGTAGAGACTCACCTCTTTATAAAGGCACTTTGGCAAATAGAAACTTTGGTGCTTTGCAAAACGAAGATTTCGAGTTTGTTTCAGTTTCCTAAATAGGATAGGAGAATCTCATGGCTGCTGACTATACCATCACACACGATAAAGGCACAACTTTCAAACTTCATGCCATCTACAAATCATCGACAGGCGGAGCGATTGATTTGGCTGGTCAGTCTGCACGAATGCAGGTTCGTCGTAGCCCTGACGATACACAACTTGTTTTGAACATCACTGGTTCTGGAGTAACTGGTGGTGGCTCAACAGGAGAGTTTACAGTCGGAAGCGGAATCACTGGTGCAGGTGGTATCACGCTCAACGGATCAAACACTGGTGGTGCTGGAGTTACTGGTGGTATTTTCATTCGGTTCGATGCAACCACATCATCCACGATTCCAACAGGTAGACTGTTCTACGATTTTGAACTTGTAAACGGCGATGAAGTGACACGACTTTTACAGGGAAGATTTGAGGCAACCTCAAACATCACGCGATGAATAAATTAGAAATTGAAACAAAACGTGATCCTAAAATCTCAGGAGGCGATAGTAATAATATTCTTGAGATTGAAACCACCCGTGAGCCAAAAGTCTCTGGTGAGCAAACAAATTTAACCGTACAAAATCGCACAGATTCAACAATTACTCTTTACATGACAGATCCAATCAGTATAATCATCCAACAACGAAACGATTTTACAGAAACCGTTTTTGTCTAAGGAGTGATTATGAGTAAAGATTATGAAACTTTGTATTCTGCCAAACTTGGCTGCTACAAACTAAAAGAAAATGCAAAACTTCCGACAAAGGGTTCGGAGGACGCTGCGTGCTATGATCTGTATTCTTGCAGCGATGAACCGATTCTTCTTGAACCAAAAGAACGAGTGCTTGTCCCAACCGGACTGGTTATGGATATTCCCCGTGGCTTTTCCGCACGAATTCACACTCGATCTGGAATGGCGGCAAAGAAAGGCATTGGTCTTTCCGTGTCACAAGGAATCATTGATTCGGATTATGTCGAAGAAGTCTTTGTGCCGATGGTGAATAATACAGAAAAATATTTTCACATTCACCCCGGCGACCGCATCGCACAACTTGAACTTGTGCGTGAAATTATTACTGATGTTTATGAAACCGAAGAAAGACCAGAGCAAAAGACCGACCGGGATGGTGGCTTTGGTAGCACAGGAGTGAACTAATGACCCGCGATGAATTACTAAAAAATCACGAAACTATTTGTCAAGAAGCCCGTAATCTTATGGAATTGAAAAACAGAGATTACGCAGGCAACGGAGGACTTGAGCCTTTTGCAAACTTCACTCGCTGCGAGGCGATGGGTGTCTGCACCACGGAGCAAGGATTCCTTGTACGGATTGTTGATAAATTATCCCGCATGAGTTCTTTTATTGAATCGGGAACCATGCACGTTGAAAATGAATCTTTTCACGACTCCTGCGTAGACATCATCAACTACATGGTGCTTCTTTCATCTTATGTCGGAGACAAAGAATCTTCTTGATCTTTGTCTTTTCTTGGAGTAGAATATCGGCATGAGTCGGTTCTATACAAATGTAAGCGTTCGTGGAGATAACATTCTGTACCGTGGGTACGAGAATGGCAAGAGAGTCGAGGGTCGTATTGATTACCACCCCACTCTCTTTATCTCTACAAATAAGTCATCGGAGTTTCACACGATGGATGGTCGTTCGGCGGAGCCTTTCCAGCCGGGAACGATGTCGGATTGTCGTGACTTCATCCTGCGACACGAAAGTGTAACGGGCTTTGACATCTATGGCAACACTGACTACATCTATCAGTTTATTGGTGACAAGTTTCCCAAAGAAGTTGAGTATGACCAGTCGGTTCTGAAAGTCGCATACATCGATATCGAAACCACGGCAGAGAATGGCTTCCCACAAGTTGCGAATCCAAACGAGCGTGTCATCACCATCACTCTGATTGTGCAAGACCGCGAGTATGTTTTCGCACTTGGTGATTGTGCGATGCAGGAGGGAATCAATCTCTACACCTTCACGAACGAACAAGACTTGCTCTTGAAGTTCTTGGAGATTTGGGAGGGCGAAGACCCCGACATCGTGACTGGTTGGAATGTCAAGTTCTTCGACATGCCGTATCTCTATGCTCGCATGGACAGAGTGATCGAGAAGCGTGCAAGAAAACTTTCGCCGTGGGAGTTTGTCAAGCAACGCAACATCCAAACACAGAGTGGTGATCGCATCGCCTTTGACTTTGTTGGTCTTACGATTCTTGATTACTTTGATCTCTACCAAAAGTTTACTTATGTGAATCAAGAGTCATACAAGTTGGATCACATCGCCTTCATCGAACTCGGTGAAAAGAAAGTCGAGTATGAGTATGACCACTTCAAGGATTTCTATACAAAAGACTTCCAAAAGTTTGTGGAATACAACTATCAAGATGTCAAACTTGTGCAGAAGTTGGAACAGAAACTTGGGCTGATGGAGTTAGCGATGGCACTAGCCTACAACGCCAAAGTCAATCTTGGTGATGTGTTCTCTCAGGTTCGGACTTGGGATCAGATCATCTATCACCACCTGCGTGCAAAGAACATCGTGATCCCACGCAAGATCAACGCCGGAAAGAAAGACGGGCAGATCATCGGTGCGTATGTGAAGGAGCCGATCACTGGTCGGCATGACTGGGTTGTGTCCTTTGACCTCAACAGCCTGTATCCTCACCTCATCATGCAATACAATATTTCACCGGACACTAAGTTGCGTGCAGACATGTCGGGCGAGCCGCCGTTCCCATTCCGTAACTCCATGTCTCCGGCAGAGATCATGGCAGGAGCGAAAGACAAAGACCTGAAAGAGTATGAAAAGCGTAACTTCTCTGTCGCAGGAAACGGAATCTGTTTCCGCAAAGATCGACTTGGCTTCATGCCGGAACTCATGGAAAAGTTTTATGCAGAACGCAAGCACTACAAGAAGTTGATGATCGAAGCACAGAAGAAAAAGCAACAGAACCCAGACGATGAAAGTCTGGACTTTGAGATTGCCAAGTATCACAACTTCCAACTGGTGCGAAAGATTCAACTGAACTCAGCCTATGGTGCGATGGGCAATCAATACTTCCGATACTTTGACATCGACATCGCAGAAGCGATTACAACTTCGGGTCAACTATCGATTCAATACATTGCAAATAAACTAAATGAGTTTTTGAACAAAACTCTAGACACAGGAGACTATGATTATGTTGTCGCAAGTGATACTGACTCTGTTTATCTTCGGCTTGGGAACTTGGTTCGGGCTACGGCTCAAGGCAAGTCCAAAGA